TGATAGCTGAATAAACCGATCGACGGGCGCCTGTAAGTGTATCGCCTTCCCCTGTAGCCACAAGAACATAGTCCCCCGCCGTAACCAACGAGGGGAGATCCACAACTTTATCGTTGACGTTAGTCGGGGCTATTCCCATCATTACCTCAGATAAATGAATATGCGCCGTGTCTTCCGCGCCGTATATCGGTATACCGCATAATTCTTTGTTTGTGATTTTTGAATAGGGGTAGTCAGGTAACGCCATTACTACACTGACGCTAGCCACACTCTCTTTTGCTTTCATTGTGTCTTTACCGTTGATCTTGTCCAACATCCATTGCGCAGGATCTCCGAGTATTAAGGAATTGAGATTGTGTCGAATCGGCCAACCATCACGCATAGTCCACTCCAGGGGATAAGGCGTCCCATCGTCAGTGATCATGCAGTTTACGTCTACGTACCCGATATAACCGATTTCCTTTAACCTCGCAGTTGCGGGTAACAGAACTTGATCGGCTAGTTTGGATTTACGAACTAGAACAACAGAAGTACCTTGTTCCCCCGTATTAACCCCAAGGTCTCCATTCATTAATTTTTTCGACTCTACGTTCTCAACGAAATACTTGCTCCAACCGTCAGGGCCGAACCAACCTCCAACAGCAAACTCGATACCCGAAATCTTCTCTTGAAGAATAAAACCCTCATCCTTGGCTGATTTCCGATACTTGTCGATCTTGTTCCAGCGCCCGAGCATGTAGACCAGGTCGGCGGCGCTGTCGGCGACGTAGGACAAAGCGCGCTCACCATCGCCGGAAGGCTTGGATACGAACGCTTTTCCTTGTTTCTTGACATAGGCAATGGCGCTGTCATAGTCGTGGAACGTTTTGCCAGGGATAATCTGCATGCCACAGTCTTTCATGACTTGCTGTCCGACTTCGCGATCCAGTTCCCATTCACGGGCCGCCAGGTTACAGCCGAAAATCGGGTACCCTATCCGTTGATAGGGGTCGAGCATATCGACATAGTGAGTGTTGTCCGGCAGGTAGATCAGGTCTGCCCAGCCTATCCACTTCTTGCGCAACGAATCGAAATCGGTGATCTTCTTGATCATGCCCTCGCCTGCACGGCGGGTGGTGCCATCGGGGCGGGGTTTGTCGTACCACATGACCTCGTGCCCCCACAACTGGCAACGAATCGCCCAGTCCAGGGCGTTAGAGCCGACATCGATAATTAGTATTTTCATTTAGCGTCTGCTATAATAAGGCGTCATTTAACAGGAGGTTGTCATGCGCAAATTCTTTGAATTCTGTTTCGGGGTGCTGTATTTCTTCGTCCTTTTCAAAATCATCCAGATATACACCACGGGTGATTTTATCCCTGCAGTCCTTATTGGTGGGGGTTACGGTGGCTTTACCGGGATGATCTATGAGCATATTCTAAAACGCCGCCGTATCAAGGCTGAGTTGGAGGCCGCTCAAGAAGCCGATTGGTAATACCCGGACCGTATCTATTGTATAGGTTTGCGCCTGTGTATAAGGCCGCCGCCCCCGGAACGGTAGCAGTAGCGGGTAGAGCATATGCACCTCCCGCCCCCGCCAAGCCCGTCAATACTTTCTGCACTAGACCACGTTCAGCTGTACCGCTCGACGCAGGTTCTTTCAGGAACCGTTGCCCAATGTCGGCAAGCTTGCCCAGATCGCCCGCTGCGCCCTTGGCCGCCAGCGATTTCCCCGCTTTGGTGCCGGTGATCGCGCCTAAGAGCGCCGACGGCGGAATGTCGCCCGTAGGCGACTTAGCGACCAGACTTTCCAACGTTTTGCCGGCGGCGTACTGCCGGCGGGCGGTGGTGAGTGCAGCCAGGTCCTCCTTGCTCAAGTTCGCTTTCATCGCGTCCTGGATCGCGTCTTGCATATCGCCAAGCGCGTATTTCAAATCACCATTCGCAGTAGACCGAATCTGATTACCAAGTTTGGTATTGATTACGCGTAGTGTTTTACCCGGAAGAACACCTTTTTCCGATTTGGAGATGATCTCGTCGATATAACTGTTGACCACTTTAGCCACGTCCGAAGTCTGATAACTGGCGGCTTCTTGCGCGTTCTGGCGCAGCGCCCCGATAAAATCCGAATTCAGAGGAATATTAGTTTTCTCAGCGATAGCCCCAATCGTGCTACCGGACTTTTTCATCGCGGCGTTGTACGCTTGGCGAGTCAGTTTGTCGCCCTCGCCGCCGATGGTCTTCAACACATTACGGTTGAATACCGCCTGATTGCTGTCAATCGCGCTACCCGAGAAGGGGACATGCGACGATAGTTCACCGGCGATCTTACCGTACTTGCTGCCGTACACCTGATCAGGGCGCAGCCGGAAGCCCATAGAATGTGCCTCGCGCGCCAGGGCACGGGTTTCAGGATCGATAGCCGGCAATGTGCTTAGCGCGGCTTTGCTCAATGTCTTGCCTGTCTTGGACGCACCTTCACTCAACGCTTCGGCGCCAAGGTTCACTGCGCGCGGTACCTTGGGCAACTGGCCCATAGCAACCTCTGGCGACAGCCCCGCCAGCTTGCTCTCGTCGAACGCGCTACCCAAGCGTTGCGTGTACTCCTGCCCGGCGGCGGTGCGCGGCTCGTAAGTGTGTTCCTTGGTGAATTTGTTGGCTACATCTGCGGCTTGCGCCACGCCGGCCTGAGTGCCGTATTTACCCCCTGTGATACCTTGCGCAATGCCCTTGACCTGGCCCGCGAGCCCGGCGGGGATAGCCGACCCCACCGTCAGCGCTGTCTCGCCCAAACCCGTCAGCACGTCGCCCCCGGTGCGAGGGGTCCCGGTATCCGGTGCGGGCGCCAGGCGCGGCTTCGGTGCGGTGGCGTTGGTAGACGGAATTTGCGCAGCCGGACCAGGAGGCGGCGCGGCGCTCAGTTTCTGTTGCAGGATACCGAACGCCTGTTCCTTGGTGGAACCGTCCGGGCCTTCCACGTCGTAAGTCTTGCCTTCGGGCGATGTGAAGGTAAATTTTGGCATGTCAGTGTTCCTTGACCGACCAGCCGGACGGGATAGCCGGCGTTGTCTCGCCCTCTGGCGCACGGCCCGAGATACGAGAACGTTGCGCGCTCATGACCTCTTTAGGCGCCTGGCGTGCGGCGGTCATTTCCTTGTTCATCATGTCAAGCACTGCGTTCAACTGGTCCGGGGTGTTGGCTGTGGACAGCAGCTCCCGGGCGTGTTCCTTGTCGTGCACCGTCGGTGTGCCGGAAGGGCTGATCGCCCGAGCGTAGGCATTGATCGAGGTATTGATTGCCGTACCGAGTGCGATAACACGGGGGTCGCCCGTGTTTGTCTGCGCGGCTTGAAGTGCTCGGTTCGCCGGCACGAATTCGGTACGCGGGAGCGCGGCCGACGCCTGCTTGACCAGCGGGAAGGTTTTTTGCGCTTCGGCGGCGGCCAATTCGACATTGGTTGCTTTCGTGCCCGCTGTGCGTGCGCCGGCTTTCTCACCCTGAAAGCCCACGTTAGCGGCCGCCACATCGGCGCCGGTACCGCCCTCACCGCGCGTTTGCCGCATGACCTCCCGCCGCAAAGCAATAATGTTCTTGGCGCCTTGTGCACCACGTCCGAGGTTCTGGTACACCGACGTGTCGCCGGCACGCGCCTGCTCGGCCAAGAACTTCAAGTCTTCCGGTGTAAATTTAGCGTCATCCCCTGCCCCCGCACCTATCATTTGTTTGCGGACGGCGATAGACTCCTGGCGCATTGCCATGGAGTCAGCATGCGCACGTTCCCGATCAATCCGGTCTAGGGACCGGTCTTGCGCCCGCTGATCGGCTTCGCGTTTCTTCTCTTCCAAGTTGTCACGCACGTTTTTCAACTGCTCCAGTTTCAGCTCATTGGTGAACTGCTGCTGAATCTGGGAGGCCTGCATCTTGGCCTGGGTATCGAGCAACGGTTGTAGCTGCTGCAAGCCGGCCATCAAATCCGCGCCTTTCAACCCCTGATCCGACAGGAGTTTTACAGCGTGTTCGAACGACAACGGCCCTGGTTGCTGTTGCGGGGGTTGTTGACCTTGAGGTGGGGACGCGATCATACCGCCCTGTGGTGGTAGCGCCGGCGGGGTAGTCGGCATCGCCCGATAAGGGGGCGGCTGTTGCTGCATGCCTTGTGGTGGCATACCGCCACCTTGTTGTATTGGCGGTTGTCCCTGCTGTGGCGTACCCTGAGGTGGAGGCGGTAACATGCCTGGACGCGGTTGCATCATAGGCTGCGACGGCTGACCAGGCATTGGGGGCTGTGGTGGAGGAACGCCGGATTGCTGAGCCGGTGAAGGAGGCGGGGCAAACATTTGCGGCAGCACGTTCCCCGCAGCGTTGGCCGCTGCCATTTGGCGTTGACGATCTTGCTGCTGCTGCTGAATAGCGGCTTGTCGTTGCAACGCTTCTTGCTGTTGCAACTGCATTTGCTGTTTCTGCGCTGCTTGTTGCTGGAGCTGCCCCAAATCCTGAATGTAGTAGGGCATCCCGCCGAGTCCAGCCATGATATTTTCCTTTACATACCGTAAAAACCGGAACCTAACGAACCGTAAGTACTGCCGGGGGTAACACCGAAGGACGACGCCCCCGCGTCACCCGTACCGTAACCCACTGTACCACCGCCCCCGCCACCCCCGAACAGGTTTTGCCCCCAGCTGGAATTACCGAGCGCGCTGATACCTTGGTTCACCAACGCGCCGGTAGCGCCGGCGTTCTGCGAGGCGGCGTTATAGGCCTGTGACGTGGCCCCTTGACCGTAGTTCATGTAAGGGATCGCCTGGCCTTGGATACCGCTAGCTTGCTGTAACTGATTGTTGGTCATGTTCTGAGCGGTCTGATACGGCAACATGCCCTGCATACCGGTGTATTGCGCCCCCTGTGCGCCTGCACCGAGCGACGCCGCAAGATCAGCGTTGCCCAGCTGCCCATAACTGCCGGCCTGCCCGTACAGTCCGCTCAACGCGCTTGCGCCTTGGGTCGCGCGCTGCAGTTGCTGATTCTGCCAATCGATATTGAAATTGGACATGGCCTGGTTATACTCGGAGCCCCCTACGGCCGAGCCGCCAAGGCCACGCTGTGCCTGTCCGGCGTTGACCTGATCCCCGAGCTGCTGTTGCGTCCTGTTGTACAAAGCGCTCTGCGGGTCCATCGCCAGGTTATAGACTTGCTGACCAGCACCTTGCAAATACTGCTGCGCGCCATAGTTTCCTTGGGCTTGCTGCCCCAGCTGCGCGCCGTACTGTCCGGCGGTGCCGGCTAACGCGCCGTACTGTTCACTACTCCGAATCGCTTGCTGCTGATTCCAATCGGAATATGGGTTGCCCTGGTTGTACAAACCCATTTGACTTTGTTGCAAATTCTGCCAGCCCTGATCTGCCGACCCAAGACCCGAAGGAACGTACATGTTCGGGCTGCCGCCACTACCCCCGCCCGAAGGGCTAGGCGCTAACGCCGCAGATACCAAAGATCCGCCTACCGCCGCCGCAACTCCCCAAGGCATCTCATTCTCCTTTGATTAATACTTCGTCGATCTTTTCAGGATCGGTTTCGCTGGTCGCGTGCACGCAAAACCCCGTTACATCGCACAATGCTGTAATTCTATGCTCTTTGTTGGCTTTTATCTCAACAACGCAAGGCCCGTCATATACCGTCACGGCTTCGTCCACTTCCAAAGCGACGCTACCCGCTCCCAGAATCCAGAAGTGGTCATAGTTATGTTTGTGGGTGTCAACGTAATGATGTGCTTTCAGCCCCATCTCACGGATATAGGTCCCCGCCAAAAAATGGTGTTTGATCATTTTTCACACCTGATACAAACGATCAACGTGATCCGGTCGTCCGGGCCGTCGTTGACGACTTCGTGTTCCTTAGTATTGTCAAAATACCAGACCTCGCCCGGTGCCATGCTCACCACGTCATCTTCGACGCGGTTGATGCATTGCGGGTTCGATTGCAGGACAACATACAACTTGGTGTTGAAATGCTTGGCGTGCCAGCCGTCATCGCTATGGGGCAGGATCTTGCCGCCGGGCGGAATTTTAGTGATCATCACGCCCCCCAGCCGGGTACCCTCAACACGCGCCATCAACCCCATGACGATAGGCCGGGCTTGGGGCAGGGCGTACCATTCAGGGTAGAAAATCGCGTCATGTGGGTCATTGAACCCGGTGTAGTCGCCCGTCAACTCGTAGTCCTTGACATCGTTGTAACGCAACCAGATATCCGACATCGAGGCATGGGGGGTACCTTCCGCTTCCTTACGGATCGTGTGACGGTTCCACAACTTAGGCTGGCGTTGCACAGCCAGCAGCAAAGGTGTTACATCGATGCCTTGAGCAATTTTGAGTAGGTTTTTCACTTAGCCGCGACCCTGTTCAGTTTCTCGAAGGTACGCAAACCCCCCAGGCCGAGCATGCCCATGAGCACCGGCATCATTTCGCTGATATCGGCCGGGTGCAGGGTTAGTGGATGCCCTGCCATCGTCAACACGAAACCTGCGACAGGCAATCCGATCCAGTTCCACGCACACGCTGCGCCGCAGACCCACCCGATGAACGGGCGCCAGCCGGACACGAACACACTGGCGTTCGACGCCTCGTTCTTGTTGATGTCCATCTGCCCTGTAATCTGAGTCAGTTCGCCGTTCATCTGGAGCTGCATCAACTGAAGCTTGGCGGCCGCCGCCTGTGTCGGGTCCGGCCATACACGGTCGATCACTTGTCCTACTACGCCGATGACGGCGGTAACTGGGTCGAGAGCCATTTTGTTCTCCTATCCTTGTTCCATCATGGCGGCCAGGCGTTTAGCCCTGTCGCCTACTTGGGTCGCCCATCGCGACGCCAGCATACCTGCAGCAGCAGCGGCGTAGTCACCTTGCGACATCGACAACAAGGTGTTTTTGAACCCCATCAAACGATTGATACCAAGGTTGAAACACATGTTCGCCAACACACGTTGCCTGTTTTCCGTCATGGAACGCCACCACGGCAGCGAGGTGTCCAATGCAGTAAAAACGATGTTCATGTCGTTTTTCAACAAGTACAAAATCTCGTCATCGCTCAAGCCTCTATCTTGCAGATTGCGGCCGATACCGATAGACCAGATACCGATGCTATCGCGGTAGAGCATGTTTTTCTTGCCCTCATCGCGTTCCAGTTCCTGAGCTAACAGATCACTGTTCATTTTCTGTACCTTTCACTTCATGGCCGAGCCAGCGCTGCACGGTTTTTGTCTCGTAGATGCGAATGCACCCCCACACGATGGTCACGAGTAACGAGAGAGAGGGCAACCACCCCGCAAACGCTGCGATCATAGTCATGATTGAGAGCCCATCCCCTAAATTTTTATCCATCGTTCCCTCCGTCCTCAAGACGTGGCGGTGTTTGCGGTCGCGCGCGTCCTACCGCGTTATTTAAAACGTCCTGCCGTTCTATGACTTCGTTACGCATCGAGTCTACCGAGGCAGCGACATTGTGCGTCTGCCGGGCGCTTTCAGTGATCAGCAGCGGCAGCCATTTTACGGCGCAATCCCAATGATCCATATCCTTGGCCGTCTGCGGGTTTTTTCCTAAAACGTGCGTGTACCAAGCGCATTGATGCTCGATGCACTCTTTTTTAAGAAGCGGACACACATTTTTCATGACTTGATACCGATGATGTAGTCAGAAAACTTCACTTGCGGTGTCTGGTACGTTGGTGTAACGGCTGCGCTCGATCCGGCGGTTAAGATATTGGCTTGCGCCGAGTTCATAGTGATACCTGTTGTTGCCGCCGAGGTCGTCGCGATAACGGCGAGGTTGTTCACCCCGTTGGCGTAACTGCCTGCGTTTTGTGTAGTCAGGAAACCACCCCCGCCGTTTGGCGTGTGCACGTGCCCCGGGTCATTTAAACCGTGTGTATGCCCTGCGTCTACGTGGCTGTGTGTAGGAAGTTGCGCCAACGTCAGATTGAAAGCGTTCACACTAAACGTGCCGCTGAAATTCCATGATGACCACAGCACCGAGCCAGCTGTAGCCCCGCCGGCGCTGGTCACTGTTCGCACTGAGGTATCGTTAAACGCGGCTCCAGTCTCCTGCGTCCACCCCGCCGGTGGCGCGGCTTGGTTGAACAACATACGGGTGCCGGCTGGCGCGGTAAATGTGCCAAGCGGTGCGGCGGCTGCGTTCACTTGGTTGATGATGAAGTTGAAGTTCGCCATCACCGGCGTGGCGTCTTCGGCCTGGCCATTTTGTATATTGTTTGGCAGTGTTCCGATAATGGGCATGATTACTCCATGAGGGTGTAGCCACAATCCTGATACCTAGCGTAAAACGTGCCGATAGTCAGGCTGTTGGCCGCCGTGGCCTGAACGTTCAGGATAAATTTCTTAAAAACCACGGGCGCGGACCAGGGTATCATGCGCACGTTCGGTGTGTTCCTTACGGCAGCCCATAACGTGCCGTCACCCCAGACATTCGCCCCCCAAACCCCGCCCACGTTTTGCGTCATGACTGCAGCTGCACCCACGGTGTTGCCTAAACTGTTCAACGCGGTGATGTTGTACAGCACACCAACACCGGTAGACGACACTTCGATGGTGGATTCTACCACTTGATGTTCTGTCATATGCCCCGTCTTCGGGAAGGATGAGCTTTGCAGCACTACTTGTAAAGGTGTGCCCAGGTCGTTATACACGGGCGTAATACCCGATTGGGTTTGCGCCAAACCTCTGTACAACGCGCCCGGATTCGTGGCTGAAGATAGGAGGAAATACGACCCGCTCCCCGTGCCCGACACCATCGACGCGCAGTCGTAGGGGAAAGTATGAGGACCGTTCCACCGCCGGCGGTAAAGGTCGTACCAATAGTCATTGGTTACGTTGCCTGCAGGCGTGTTAGTCGGTACGCATACCCTGTAAATGTTCCCTTGGAACCCTGCTGCGATACGCGACGGCGCCGTGGTGTTCTGGAAAGGGGTTTGCAGATCGGCGGGGGTGCCGTCGCCCAGTTTGCTGTTGAGAGGGAGAACCGCGCCCAGAGGGCTCAGGAAAAACGGGCCGGCGATACCAACGAAGGCCAGGCCGAAACTGGTCGGCACAATACTGCGGGGTGAGATGCACCCCACGTTCAGCGTCAAATAATTCTGGGACAACGGGTTCGTTGTAACAGCAGCGTCGCCCGTTATCTGCCACATTTGCGCCGGTTTGAACACCACCAACGCACCGACAATACCGCTTGATGTTGTCTGAAGCGGCAATCCTGCCTGCGCGGTGATAGCCGTGTTGTCCCCCACGGTCAACGACTGCCCGGCGTTTGTCGCTGTCAACGGTACCAACACGTCGGAATAGTACAACTTGTTGCTTATAGAATAATAAGCTCTGTTGTTGAAGTTCGCGACACTGGTCGGAATCGCGGGTAACGGGTTCGTTGCCAAATTGGCCGAAGTCCACGCGGGCGCTGCCGGATTCGTGATATCGATCACGCCGAAAAAGTTCGCTCCCACGCCACTAAATCCGGGATGCGTGATAATGATTTTGATACCGACCACCGCCATCGTCGGCGGCGTCCAGGCGCCAGATGTCGCGGGCGAGGTCGGGGTGTTGCCGGCAGTAACCCCCGAAATAGTGACGAAGCCTCCCGCCACGTTGTCGTAGCAAAAAGGTTCGTCGTGCCCGGCGTTGCGGCCCGTGGCCAGCATGCCGAAAGTCAGTGTACCAAGCGTCGCGTGAATCGACACAAACCCCGGCGTGGTGAACCCAGGAAACGAAGTTAGGGCGGTGCCAACACCCGGCCGCGCCGTGACTAACTCAGGGTTCGCCTGATCAAAAATAAGGTTTTGCATGTTGCCGCACGCGCCCGGAAAGGCGTCAGTTGCGTCGTAGGCATCACATAGGCCTTTGGGGGTGAAACGGATAGGGTAACTTTTAGGAATCGGCATTGCGGCTCCTAATCAGTGATCTTGGTCGGTTTCAGCGTTCTGTTGGTATGAAAACGCCGGGGGTCAAGACGAACAGACTTGACGACCGCTTGCTCGTCTCCCTCCATGATCAGGTGGATGCGTAACATTTTATCGGCTTCAGCTACGAACCGATCATGGCGCTCATCGTCCGTGATCCGCATCAACCGGTATGCAGTCGCATGGATCAGATAATCGGTGTCAGGGAACCAAGGAATCGTTACCGACGTCTCCGGCGTGAGAATATCCGCCCGTTGTAACATATAACGGTGGGTTAGAACGATGGTTCCGGACGACTGAGGATAGATATAAAGAAGACCCAATCCACCCGTAGCCTGAGGAGACAAGTCAGTCGCGAATTCATAAGGGTAATTCGCGATGGAGGGGTCTTTAAACTCTTGGTCGTACTCCTCCATCGAAATCGGGTGGAGGAAATACGGTAAGTTGTTTTGCGAGAAAAACAGATCATAGGTGCGCAGATAATCCGCTTCCAGATTAAAAGGCCCGTTATTATTTGGTTGAACCGTGATCGTAGTCGAAACGCGATTTATTTTAAGATCACGGTGCAGCACGAGATCCTGCAACACCAAATTGAGCGATTGCCCTCCTTGTTGCGTAAAGCCAGGGCATTTCGCAATTTGAAGGGCATACGTGACAATTTGGGCTGAGGTCAAAGGCATTTAGGCCGCCGCTATCTGTTCGAGCTTGATCTCGCCTTTGACGATTTCCTGACGGATCTGTTTCAATTGCGCCGGATAGTTACGCAGGTGCTGCTCCTCGGCGCTCGGCAGAGTGCGTTTTTTGTTCTTTTCCAGAAGATCGGCGTATGCCTGCTCGACGTGCTTTTCTTGGTCGCGCAACATCTTCACTTTTTCTTCCAGAATCGGCTTTTCGAGAAACTGCTGTTGGCGCAACAGCGACTCGCGGCAAGTGTCCATGCGCTGGTCCAGCGATTCTTGGGACTCGCCCTCGTATAGGTAGCTGGTGATTCGCATCGACGCGCCGTTAGGCGCTGGCAGGGTGATTTCGAAATTGCCAAGGATCGCAGCCGACCCCACTTGATTTTGTTCGCTCATTATCGGCCGCCTCGTCCGCTGATTGTCCGATTCATTTCTTTACGATAGAAGTTCTCGTTGCTGCCCTGGATACTGGCTTCATGGCCCCAGGAGCGCTGCACAATTTCCTTGATCGTGCGCAGCAAGTCGGTCTCAAAAGTGTAGGTTTCACCGTGGTAGTAGGGAACCATGTTCACCTTGATATCGGTGCCGCCGGAAGGTGGCAGGTCGATTTTGTATTTCCACAAGTCCTTGCCGTCTTCCGTCTTGCCCATGTGGATTTCGGTGGTCGTGGAGTTGAACAGCAGAACGCTTTGCGCGGCAGCGGCGTTGTGCGCGGCCAGTTCAATGGCTTTTTGCTCAGATGTCTTGGATGCTGCAAGTTCTGCTTCCAGTTCCGCGATGCGCTGTTTCAGCGAATCGTCGGACTGTTCTTCTTTTTCGGGTTTGTCACTACCGGGTAGGCGAGTTGCCATTGCTGTCTCCAACGAGTTTAAGAAGCGGGGGCCGAAGCCCCCGTTGGCGTTACGGCGTAGTTACTGTGCCTGCGGTGTAGCCTGCCGAGAAGCCGGAACCTGCTTCAACCCGCGCCAAGAAAGCCTGGTTCAGGATGATTGAGCCGTAGAACACTTTCCACGACACGACACGGGTTTGGTTCAGCGGATCGGACTTGTCAGCGCCAGTAAGGTAATGGAACTCTGGATTTTCCAAAAGCACCTGGCCGTAACTGTGGTTGCCGATGAAGATCGTAGGGAACACGGTCACGCCAGGTGCTGGCGCAGCTGGCGGTACTTGTGCGGCGCCGATGCCGGTAATGACCACCGTTTGGTTTGGCGCCAGCTGAGTAGCCTGGCCGGCCAAGGCGCCGACTGTTGGGCCCGAGGCGGACAGCCCCAAGTTCGCAGGGTTTGCCGAGGTGCCGATATACACGCTAAACGTGTAGCCCACCAGCTGCGGCAATGTAACCGAGATCGAACCTGTCGGGCCGGTGACGCTGATCGCGTTCGACACCTGATAGATTTGCTGCTCGACACTGGTCTGCGACGGTGATGCGGTCACGATGATCTGATAACCGGCGTTCGTCGCCAACTGGCCGCCGGCTGCCGACGCGGTGCCTTGGATAGCGGCGTTGCCGACGAAGTACGGCATGAAGTTGGTTTCAACGTAACGCGAACCGCCGAACGGGCCAAGTTCGTTGTTGTACAGTCGGTTCACGTCGCTGTACGACCAGGCGTTGACCACCACGGTGTTCTCGCGCATGTCCTGCGCCGACAACGGGTGAATCAGCGCGACGTAGTGCTGCATGACAGCGGGGGACTTCGACGGATCGCGGTAGGAACCGGCCTCGATCATCATGTCTTCCCGTTCGTCGCCCATGAAACGTGGTACACCGTAGGTGAGCATGGAGCCAACGATACGATTGTTTTCGTGGGGGGTCATGACGTCGGTCGCCAGCAAGTTTGCGCGGCTGGTCTTGCCGTTGGCAAAGTTCACCTGGGTAGCGGACATCAAGGTGTTGAGCGTGTTGCGCTCCAGTGTTTCCGGCATCTGCAGTGCCACCAGTTCGCACGCTTGTTGGAACAGCGGGTGCTTGATGGTCAAGTTCGCCACGTCGGTGATGATGACGCGGTCACCCCATTGTTGCGCGGTGGCGGTGACTTGTTGCAGCGTCATCGCTTCGCCTGGAGGCGCAACACCTTCCTGCAAAGGCGCAAAAGGCAACGATAGGCGAGTGTAACGCGAGGCGGTGTAAGTTGTGCCACGGTTCGTATCCAGGTGCAGCGGTTTGCCGAATTGATACGCCACCAATTGACGGCGTGCCAACGGTTCGACTTCTTCCTGGATATACGCTTCAACGTCGGCCGTAAAGCTGGTCGATTGATTGGTCACGCCTGGAAACAAGCTGTGCGCCATCGCAAGGATGGCAAGGTAAAAGGTGTTCATGGTCATCCTTGTGGTGGTTAAATGGGTTTGTCAGCCAGACGCTCACGCGCGCCTGACGAACTTCTGCTTGTTCCTCGTGATCGTACATCGCTGCGCGCCGCCGGTGTTTTACCGCGTGGTACATTCGCGGCGTTGGACGCTTTCTTAGGTGCCGGCTTCAACTTACCCTCGGCGATGTCTTTGCCGAGCTGGTAGAAGTACAGCGTTTCGCGGTCAACGTTCTGGCCTTTGTTGCGCAGTGTTTTCAGTTCTTTCTCGATGCGTTCCTCATACTTGGCGCGGCGCGGGTCGGCGGCGGCCTTGGACATGAACGCCGCTCGGTCCTGCATGTCCCGGGCTTCGGCCAGCGCACGGTTAGCGTTTTGCTGCGTTTCGCGTAAAGTACGGTTGGCGTTGATCTGCCACTTGACCATAGGGTCTGTTTGCGGATCCTGGAGCTGGCGGTCCTCGTCGGCGCGCAAGCGTTGATCTTCAGAAGGGGCTGCGTTGTTAGCCTTCAGTGTACGAACATCCTCTTCCAACTGACGGGCACGTTCAAGCGCATTGGATATCTCGCGAGAACTGGAATCGTCACGCGTCGCACGTTTAGACTGACGTGGCGCTGGAGTGTCGTCAACCTGATCGTCGTCAACCTGATCGTCGTCAACCTGATCGTCGTCAACCTGATCGTCGTCAACCTGATCGTCGTCATCGCCAGGAGGTTCTGGCAAATCGTCGTCATCGATACCGATAAACAGACTTGCCAGTAGTTTGCGAAGTAGTGCGCTCATGGTGTGGTGCCCAGGCCAACGGAGGTGATCGTGGCTGTCGTTGCTGAGGTGATCTGGATAACGAAGTCACGCCAGGTGTTCGCGGCCAGAGTTTGTGCCCCGACCAGTGTCCAGCCGGTGTTCGTGGTCACTGTCCACGAAAAAGCGGCGGCGTTGAGAACAACGACGCGCAATTGCCAACTTGTGCCGACAGGTGCCGCCTGCACGTTGGCTGGCAAACTTGCCAAGAGCGCGGCAACCGTAGGTAACGTCAGCGCCGCACCCGCACCGAGCGTACCGGACAGAATGAGGAAGTTTTGCGCTGCGCCTGCAATTTGAGGACCCCCCGCCGTAAAGCCTGTCGTATTCGCGGCTGTGTTGACGTTGGTTTCCTGGAACGGGTTGATGTTCAGGATAGAGGCGTTGAGCGATGTGATATCCGGCATTGCACCGTTGAGCGCAACATTCGGGTTATTGCCCGGGCCGATGATCGCCGGAAAGATCGAGCCGATCAGCGCGGCGAGGTAGGTTTTCAACATGATGCGCTCCTGTAAGATTAATGAGGGTTTTACTACTTTTGGTTATAAAAGTCAATTAGCTGTATTCAAAAACGATAACACGTGCGGGCGAGCCCGCCGCCCCTACTTGCGCCGATTGCGATCCCGTATTAATTGCTCCTGACGGGCCTGAGCCATAACCCGTTCCCGCCGTTGCTGCAAAGCTTATCGTTGTTGGTGTAGCGCCACCTAAGCCCATTGGGGAACTAGCGCCAGAAGCCGATTCAGCTTGTTGAGCGGCTACAAAAACAAAAGAATCACCGGTACCCGTTCCTGCTACAGACATAAGAGTAGTGGCGCCTGAAATAGTTGGCGCCGCAGTCGGGTTTGTTCCCACCCCTGTGGACCCTACTGCTGTCGTTGCGGTGCCGAATGTAGACCCAATACCCCCAGGACACGAAACAATCCCCCCGAAACTGGTAGTAGCGGCGTTTCCGCCCGCTGTACCCGCTCCGCCTGCCGCTCCAACAGCACCGATTGTTACGGTAACCCCCGAAAATGCGCTTGTTATTCTGACTTTTGCATACGCGCCCGAACCCGCGCCTGAGCTGGCGGCGGCTTGTGACGCCGTTGTCGCCTGTACCCCGCCCGACCCACCGCCCGCTGCTTGTGCTTCTACGATAACGCTGTTCGTTCCTGCCGTAGGCGTGTACGTACTCGTTGCGCTAAAAACCTGAACCCCGATTAAACGCCCCGTCAACGTTGGAAGCGCCTGAAACGTGGGGTCTGCCGCAGCACCGTTATCCGTCAACACGAAACCCGCAGTGCTCGGAGCAGCGGAGCCGATATTGCTTGCCCCTTCACCCAAAAGCACGGCGTGCGCAGGGAGTGTTGCCAAGCCTGTCCCCCCACTGCCGACACCGATAGGCGTAGTCGTGGTGACAGTAGTAAAAGCACCTGAATTCTTGGTTGTGGCGCCTATCGTCCCGTTCAACGCACCGCTGGTGCTGCTCAAAGACGTGAACGCCCCCGTACTTGGCGTCGTGGCACCCACAGAGGTGCTGTTGACACCCCCTGTCGCGCTAAATCCCCCAGTGTGCACCCATACCCCTGTCCCGCTTGTGGACGTAATTCCACTAATACCGGAAGCTTGACCGCCTGTAATCGTTAACGCATTTGTGAATCCGGTAAAGGTATCGTTAGCAAAACCAAAAGCCAGAACCGTTGACCCCCATTGCACGTAAGCGTTTTTGTTGTTCGCACTGCGGATAGAATCAATAAATTGAATCGTTGGGTTTGGGCTATTGTAGATCTGCGTACCCGTGGCGGTCACTGGCGGGATCGCACCCCCACTGGCGAAAAGACTGGTTCCCGCCAGTGTTGTAAAGGTACCTGGTTCCGGAACAACCCCTCCGATGACAACGCCATCGATTGTGCCGGCTACCGCATGGACTGCGGCGACGGTCGGATTCGGGTATGTTCCGGATAAGTCCCCGCCTGCCGGGCCGGAGGGTATCGTACCTGCGGCGATTTGGTTCAGGTAAATGCGCACGGCACCCGCCAGCTGGTTAAACGCCAGCTGGACACTGACTTGCGTCAGATCCGCACCTTGGGCGTCGACCCGAGGGGCAACAAGAGGGTAAAGATCACTCATCGCATAACCTTGCTAAACGTTCTTTCCGGCTTGGGTGGGTATCCGTTCTCACAGACGCAATTCGACCTAGCGCCATTGCCAAGCCTGCTGCATGGCCTGTTTTTACCGCATAACGATCCGCTTCAAATTCCTGGGCACGGCACATGGCGAAATACTTTTCCCGATGAAATAAGGCGTAACAGGAGAATACCCACAGCATACGCTTCCAAGCGTGCTTGTGCACGATGTGCCCACGCTCATGCGCCTTCACCGCCAGCTGTTCGCGGGGCGTGAGTTTCTCGAACAGCGATCCGGTGCGGATCGTGCCCCAGGGCGTGGTGTAGGCGTAGAACTTGCTCATCGTGGTTGCGCCTGTGGATCAGCCATTTGATCGGGATGGATTGCGCCGGCCGGCTGTTGCGGCCGTGGCTGCCCTGGTTGCGCGCCGGGGCGCGGTGTACCTGCTACACCCGGCCCCGCACCGCCTGGCACACCCGGCTGACCACCTTGCTGTTGCCCCATCGCCTTTTGCTGCTTGATCTGCATGGCCTGCGTATGTGCTTGGATGTGCGCGCGAAACAACCCGACAGGATCGCCCGTCAACACGGCGCCTTGCTGGTGCTCCTGGATGTGGCGCGCGTCGTCGTCGGCTTCGTGGATTTGCGCCGCCAGCCCGTTGTGCATCATCAAGTTTTCTTCGCTCGGTTCAACGTGGAACAGGTTACGTTCGTCGATCAGAATTTTAGGTGCGACTTCCACTCCAAAAATTTGACCGGTTCCGTATTCCAGGATCGGGGTGATGTCCAGCCGTCGGCCGTTCAACTGCTGTGGCGGGATACCACGCATGACATTCATCCACGAAATCATCTGTTGGATACGCTGCATGCCCATCTGGAAGGAGGTGCCGGCCCAGCGGAAAAAATAACGTTCGCCGAACGCCTGCGGGGGGATTTCCTGCAACCGCTTCTCGGTGCCGACTTCGCCCATGTTGGCGATGGTAATGTCCTTGGTGCGGAACTGGCGGTCCAGTTCGAACATGCGCTCAAGCAGCGGATTGAGAATGACTTCCTCGTAGCGCTTGGCATGGTCGACGATGTTGGTTTCCTGGGTTTGCGAGGCGGCGGCCTGCTGCGCCTGGTTCTTGCGGCCTTGGGGAACTTTACCCAGCATAGCCTCGTTGACGTCCATCGATTCCTGGATCTGCTGCTTGATCGCGCCGCAGAGCTGAATCGAATCTTTCCACAGTGGGGGGAAAGTCGCAAATTGCGTCGTCTGGGGGTTCGCCAGCCACACGGCTGCCAGTCCCATCACCATACTCTGGTAGTTCGGCTGCGCCAGAGGGTCGGTCATGACGATGGGCAGCAATGCATACTGCGCCGAATCCTGGCCCATGTTGAAGTAGTCGTTCAAGTTCCATTGGAGATACTTGACCGGCTCGATCTTCGACACACCGAAAAAAGACCCTTGAATACGTTCGTTCGGCGCGCTTAAAATCGGGCGCCAGCCGCCCCAGAACGGGTTACGGATGATGCCTAGAATTTCGTTTTGTCCGGCGTAGTAGATGTACGCCGGTTCCTTGTAGCCTTTGCCGAGATCCAGATTCGTGTGCACCTCGTAGATCAGGGCATACTTGTAGGTGCCTTCGGTGCGTATGCCGGCGTCGCCGGTACGCTTCTTGGGGGGCACGTATTTCTCACGTCCGCCCGAAGGTTTGGCAACCTTGTCGATCAGCTCTTTGGCGGTGACGCCGATGAACACGCCCTCATCGACCAACTGCTCAAGTTTTTCCTTGGACATACGCAAGCGTATGCAACTGGCCGTTGCCTCCTCGACGCTGTTGCACGTCGGGGGGTACACCACCATGTCTTCTGTTGCGAAGGGCACAATGTCCGGCCCTTCGTCAATGACTTCCTGGTTCTCGGTTTCGTACTCCTCCTCGGCGGTTGTGTCCTCGGCCGTGATAGACCCGTCAGCGTTCGCCAGCGTCGGCGGCTTCTTGATGACCTCGGTCACGCGCCGGGTGGACTTCGTCCAGTCCACGTATAGGTTCCATTGCCCGGTTACGTCGCCTGCCAGCAAGTCCGCACGTACGATGTCCTTCAACCCACATTTGCGGATATAGTGCTCCATGAGCGACATCTGCGCGAACGGTGTCTCACCTGTCGGGCCGACGGCATCGACGTGTTTGTAGTTGGCAGGGAAAAGTTGCGCAATCGTCCTCTTGATACGGGCGTTGATGCAGTCACGCACCGCCGGGATATAACACAGGGAGTTGCCGGAATACTGTTGATTCTCGTCAGGCGTTGCCTGGTAAATGTTCCAGTACTCCTCGATGCGGTCCATCTGCTCCTGCTTGTTTTCGTAGCATTTGGCGATCTTCGGGTAAAGCTTATCGGCGTCGAGATAGGCTTCCGAGTCGGGTTTGTCCGCCCAATTCTCTATCTCTTCGCCGAGTTTCTCCGGGTCGATCCCTCTGGAATCCACCTTACCGACTTTGATGTCGTCGGTGTCTTTCTGTTTCTTGGCGCGCGGCATTAGATTTTTACTTTTGAAAGGCGGTCAATCGCCTGCTTACGTGTTTTATCCGAAGCTCCGCCCTTAAAGCGCATCGTAGTACGCGGTTTATCCGGCGGTGATTTATCCCCTGGCTGGCGAATTTTGCCCTGCACTGCGTGCCCCGCCAACTCCGCTTTACGAAATTGTCGGTTATCGTTAATTTCGGCTGTGTCTTTCGCCTTCTCAGCCGGGGTCATTGTAGATGCTCTGTGTTTGGCCATGATTTTATCCTATAACCTTACCCGCCAAGCGCTTGGCAACCGTGGTGCCTGTGTTACGCTCTTTCGGTGTCTTCGCCGGTCTGTCGTCCGGCTCCGGCTTCTTGGAAGTTTTGTCGTAGACACCGCCGGAGCGCATGTCCACGGACTTCGACCAGTTCTTGCCGGCGTGGCCACGCATCTTGTCGTTTTTGATCGCCATGATCAGACCCCCAGCAACGCCTTGGCGCGCGCCGCAAGCGCGGCGAACGGTGCGGCAACGTCGGCGCCCAGCTTTTCGGCCTCGGCAACGACTTCTTCCCACAGAGAAACGTGGGGTTGTGCTGCTTCGAGCGCTGCCTGATCCTTGGCAAGTTGTGCATTGGCTGTGTCGAGCGCGGTTTGCGCTGCGGCCACGGCAGCCTGGTCGGCTGCGATACTTTCGGTAATGCCCATGATCACAGTCCCTTCTTTGCCATTTTTTCGCGCATCGGACCGCCGGTCAGCTTCTCCGGTACCGATTGCGGCTTGCCGTGGGCGCCGCCTTGCTGCTTGCCTTTGAAAAAGTCCGTCGGCTTTTGCGACGGGGCTTTCGGGTGAATCGTTTTCGTAACGGCCATCATTTTCTCCTGGGTAGACTGGTCATGTAGGTCGCGCCCTGCGGATTGATACCCATGTGGGCGTTATCCGGGAGCATATCACTAACTCCTTGACAAATGCTAGCGGCTAGTGTTTCAAGCCCCTCGATCAGTGTTCTGTGAGGCCCCCGCTCGGGTTCGCCTGACAGTCGCAAGTCCCGCCCCAAGGGGAAATTATAGCCGCCGGCCAAGGCGTTGCCGGTGTGCTTGGCGTCAGGTGTTACAAGCAACAGCCTGCGCCCTCGCGCCTCGGTGCGGATCAGCGGCGACAACGACCCGCGCGCCACCGATGCGTAACCGCCGCGATGCGCCGGCAGGTTAGCCGCCCGCAGCGCATTCATCAGCGGCAGCCTGTCCTTCTGGTCGGCCACGTCACCCGTGACCCAGCACGACAGTCGGCGCCCTGGGTACACGGCGCGCACCACGGTCAGGATGTCCGGCACCGCCTCCATAGGCGACACAGGCGACGCCCAGTCAGCCAGCACCACCAGCCGTTCCCCCTCGACGGCCACCAGTGCGGCCGTCGTCTCGTTGGTGCTGGCGTTGAACGCAATCGCCAGCTGCGTGCCCTGCGGCGGTTCGTACTCTTCGACAAAGTTCCACGGTCCGAAGTCCTCGTAGACCGGTGTGCCGGTATAGACCCGCAGCACGTAGGCCAAGGCGTTGACAATGTCGCGCTTGCCTGAAGGGAAGTTCAGCAGCTCCGCCACCAGCTGCGCATGCGCTCCGCGCCCGCCGACCAGGACAATGTCGCCCGCTTCGAAGAACGGTTGCAAGCCCATGATGAATTGGGTTTTGTCCATGTTCTGCGGTGCCTGCAAGGGCCGCAAGTTCAGCGACCGCCCCCGGCTTAGCATCGCGGCGCGCATCGGTTGCAGCAGCCATTCGTCCAAACTATTTTTCTCGATGGCCACAGTGGCCTCGCCGAACTTCTTGGACGTGTCGAAGCAGTCGTCAATCACCTGGTCCGGCTTCCAGTACTCACCTGAACTGGCGTGCACGTACACACGCGACCCGAGCCGGCTCACCACTACACGCCCCGTGCGGTCGGACTTTTTCACGTCCGTTGTTCGCGCGGGGTCAATGATCAACGTCTTCGGCAGCCACGGCGCCGGGTCGAACATGACCTCGTTGAAGTGCCTGTCTTCGAAAGGCTTGTCCTGGGTGTCAATCGCCATCAACATGTACTCCTGCAAGAAACCGCGCAGCTGCCCGGCGCGCTCATAGGCGTCACGTTTCTTGCGTATCCACTCCATCGGATACCGGTCCGGCCAGGTCGCTACCGTCTTCGGGTCATCGATGTCACCGTTGCAGATCGGATACCTGCCGGCGGTCCACGCCGCATCGACCCGCAGCCGCGAGATCATGCAGTCTTCCGCCAGAGGGGTACCGGTGACGCGGATCTTGCCACGCTCCTTGTCCATGGCCGGCATGAGTTCCAAATAAATTTTCTTCATCGTGGCGTCAACCGCCAGCTTATCCTTGACCGAAGTCCGGTTCTCGATATCGTCCAAATACGCCCTGTCCGGCCGCAAGTCGTGCCACTTGAACCCGCGCAGCTCCTCTTCCCAGCCGTGGGCCTCGATCATGACACCGTTCATGAGTTCGATCTGGTTTTCGTTCCAGACGTTGTTCGGCACTTTCAACTTGCCGAACAACGAGTACAGCTTCATGTTTTTAACGGCTTCGTGCTTGATCGCTTCCAGGCGCTGGCACGCCTTGGTGTAGGTTTCCCCGAGAATGATGCAGTAGCCGAAGTTGCCGAAACAGGCCTCCAACAGCAAAAACTCTTCGGACAGCGTGGACTTGGCGCCTTCGCGGAAGGCTTCTACCAGAACGTTCTCGTCGCTCGAACGCCACAAATCCATGATATCGACATGGAAAGGCGGGCTCGCCTGCGGGTGCCGGTGAGGGAAAATCATGGCGCTGCCCAGCGCCCGATCCTGGGATATGGCTTTCAGTATCGCGGCGTTGGAGAGAGCGGCCATTAGCTTAACTGCGTGTTGTCGATCAGGATTCCCTCGAACGACGCGTACCCAGGGTTTGACGCCCCCCTGTCAAAGGTACACGGGACACTGTCCTGCGACACACTTTTTACGTATCCGTTGCCCATGTAGCGCATCCGGAGCAGGGCCTTGCTGCGCATCCAGCCCTTACGGACGGCCGCCTTCTGGTCCTTGCCCAGGCGGATGCAGGTACGCTCGACGCTCTCATTGGCCTTCTTGACGACGTGGAACTTGTCGATGTAGTCGTTGGCGACGTTCCGGACGGTCTTCTCGTCACAGCCAAGGTGCTCAGAGACCCGCTGGAAGGTGTCCCGCAGGGATTGCTGCTGGATGTAGGCCAGGCACCGCTCGGTCATCCTATGCTCCGTGTCGATGCCCTCCAGAGGCTGCAGGAAGGTGCCATTGCAGTCCCTGCACTTGTACCGCTGTACCCGCGCCTCGATGCAGGACGGCCTGCCACGGACCGGGCTATCCAGGATGGTCAGAGACCGAGGGCCATGCTTGTACAGGGCGCCAACCAGCCCGCACAACTGGCAGGAGTCGGGCTGCTTGGCGTACTGGGCTGTAATGACGAGACGCTTGCCATCGTCAATGGTGCTGGACACGGCCCAGCCGGGGAGTTGCAGAATGTCGGTCATTCAATCATTATCCCGGCAGAGTGTCTGCCATGCAACTTTAACCACTCCTGGAACTTGCCCGTTTCTAATGGCATCAGTGCGGTCCACTGCTCTGGCCAGCCCATTACCCATTCCTCGAAGGCGGGCGAGCTCGTCTTCCCAATTGGGTTTCCACCACGCCACGGGTTGCTGCTGCCGCCCCATTCGTCCAGCCGGCCGACGACATGGTTCTTTCCGCTCCGGCACCCGCTCGGGGTGGGTAGCAAGTATCCAGATTCGGTCTCGGAGATGAGGGGCGCCGATACCGGCCGCTCCCAGCACTCCCCATTCCGCATCGAACCCCATCGCGGCCAGGTCTGCAAGAACTCGTCCGAGCCCCCGAGAAGTGAGCATTGGGCTGTTTTCCAAGAGGACTCTTCCCGGTTCAACCTCGTGAATGACCCGAGCGCCCTGACTCCACAGTCCGCTGCGCTCGTCATCGAGCCCGGCGCCCTTGCCGGCCGAACTGATGCCCTGGCAGGGGAACCCCGCAGATACCACGTCAATATGCCCGTTCCAAGGTCGTCCGTCAAAACTTGTAATGTCAGACCAAATCGGGAAAGGGCTGAGGCATCCATCGTTTTGCCGTTGCACCAGAACTTGTGCGGCGTAGGCATCACGTTCAACTGCGCAGCGGGTGTTCCATCCAAGGAGTTTTCCGCCGAGTACACCTCCAGCAGCGCCTGCGAAAAGAGCCAGCTCATTCATGTTTCCCCTTTACCAGATTCCACCACTTATTCCGGATTTAGAGAATACCATGAGACAATCATTTACACCAGTTATCCCGGAGAGCCGTTTTTTGGTACGCGGATCGGTAAAGTGGTCTACAAAAATCACAACCCCGGCGTCCGGGGGAGGGTGGCCCCCAGAGTTTATATTTTGATAACTAATCCGGGATTTTCACACATTTTCGCCATTTTACATAATAACAGTTATGCGAATATTGCACTGCAACATCCTTTATAATCAATGACTTAGAACAAGTTGTATCGTATCGGGAATAGCGAATAATGGCCTTTTGGCTGTTGTGCAGTGCAGCATTGATTTAATGTAAGCACTTACTAACTTATCAAATCAGCAACGTTAGTTGATGCATGTTTTGGGGTTACGGATCAGTGCCACTTTCTCATATCTAAAACGTCTTAATCCGATCCTAGTCAGACGTTTTAGATATGAGCCTAGACGCAGGCTCAT